CTAAGCTGCGATTTTATCGAGCAATTCGATTATGTTCTGCTTTATCTTTTGCGTGTCCCGTTTCCACTCAACAGGCGTCTCTCCTTTTTCATATTGAGGATAGGGCTTTTCCGGCCCTTTGAAGCGAAACTGCTTGCAGAGCGGGTAAATATACCGATACGTCTTTACGATGAATATTTCGAAGTCACCGAGCAAAAACGCGACGTTCGTGCGAAGATAGCCTGACGAACTGGTTGTATTGGTCAAAATCTGTTCGTGCGTTATCTCTCCGGTTCGCTTATTGCGCAGAAACCGGGTATGATGGAACCCGTAATACCGAAAATTCGCGGCTTTGTAAATCGTACCGCATCCCAGGCGTCCGTCTGCGAATGATTGTACGGCGACAATATCGGGATCAACTTTTCGCAATAACCGGATTGACGCCCCGATCAGTATGCTTTCTGCATTGTGTCCGAGAGAATCGTCGATCCACATGCGGTTCAATTCGCACATCCACGCACGAGGGTTCGGATGGGTGAATATCTTTGCCTTCGGGTTCTTCATATAACCATACACGGCCACTCCGAGGCATTTGTCCGGTTCTTCGGCCCGGAATATCCCGAAATTGTATTTTCCGAAGCCTCCGTCGCACCATTTGTGCGAATAGTGATTTTCGATTATCATCTCTTTGGCAATGGATTTCGGCACGGATTTGATAATCAACCGCCCCAGTGCAGAGGTATTTTTGAGGACTTGCAGGTCCTCAGTGTTGTTATTCATTCAAATTTCGTATCTTTGCATCATCTCACCCACATACTACATGTAAATGCGCCGAAGACGCGACGGAAGGCTTTAGCCCTCGGTCGTGCGTCTTCGGCGCGCGCTCGCGTAAGTATGTGGGTGAGATCTCTACTTACGGCCGGGGGCTTTTTCACGCCCCTATGTCATTGGTTTTTACTTTACGAGATAGCCTGCCACGAGCAGGAGCCATATTGCGAAGGTTCCGACCGCGTAGGCTATCGCCTCGCCTCGTGAGAGCTTCACGGCCCGGGCTTTTGCAACGAGCCGCGCGAGAAGCAGGGCGACAAGAGCTACGACGGGCAGGGCCGTCCAAAGCGAGAGCCCGCAGACGAGTGACAGGACGGCGGTCACGGCCGCCGCGACGAGCCCCAGCGCGAAGGTCTGGTAGCACTCCTTGCCGACCGCAGCGAGCAGGGCGAGGAGGAAAGAGATTGCTTTTTTCATTGTTCGGTGATATTTAGGTAAAACAAAACGAATCATTTGCGTAATACGCGGACTCCTTTGATCCGGAACTGGCCGACGATATCCCGTCCGTCGGTCCTTTCATTGGTCGCATAGATGTACAATACCAAACCGACCATCCGGAACCTGAACGATACGGTATATTGTTTTGCGCTGCCTCCCGATGTTACCAAAGAATAAAATTTCGTATTCAACGTCTCCGCCGGGTCGAAGATGATGCTTTGGCCTTGCGAGAATCCGATCATGTGCCCGTCGGCATCACCACCCAAATAAGCGAACTCGATCCACAGTTTGTCCCCGGAGCGTTGTGCATAATTGCTCAACGTAAACGAGCGGTCGGCCTCTGCTATAAGCGAAAAATCGCCCTTCATCAGCCATTCGCTCCCCGAATCGCCCTTATCGCCTTTCGGGATTCCGAATGTGAATTTATTGGTCGCAGGGTCCCATGAGACCGTAGGTGTTTTCCCGGCGGCGAGGGCGATAGCGGCAGCGACGATATCGGCCCCTATGACAGCTCCGTCGAGTTTTTGTTTGTCGGCTGCGGACATCAGCCCTGCATCGTCGGCCGAGGCCGTCGTCCTATCGGCTTTTGCATTCCAGGCCGATTTCTCGACGTCCGTCACGAAACGGTGGGTGGCGTCCTGGTTGATCTGTTCGGCCGGGATTCCGCCCTCAAATCCCCCCCCCTCGCGTATGCGAGGGCATTCCAGGGCGTCACGCCGTCCCCGACCTTGTGCAGCGTCGTGTCGGATTCGTAGATGATCTCGCCCTCGAGCAGGACGGGGTTCTTGGCCTTCAGTTCGGCCGCGGTGTACACCGGATGCTGCACCCGGCCCTTGATTGTTGTAGCCATCATCGAAAAAGTTTGTTCGTTCGAATTATTCCCAGCGTCCTATGGCCATCCATTGAAACGCCATTCCGGAGTTGCCCTGGTCGCCTCCGTCGCGGATGTAACGGGGTTTGATGTAAAATCCGGAAATACTGATGTTATAAACACCTCCGGCCTCGACCGTATCGTCGCCCTGTCCCTCGATGGAAATTACCACGGCGAAAGGGGTCGCCGTGAATGTGAGGGGAAACGTCACGCTACGCGAGGAGTAGCTCGTCCCCGAAGGTGCAGATCCCAGGCGTCCCCATTGGAACATCAGTCCGTCGGGGGCCTTATAGTAGCCGTTCTGGGAGAATGTCTTTGTCAGCGTCACGTTCGAAAGGTCTTTCGCCGCTTTGTCATTCCATGTCGATTTCTCGGTTGCGCTGACGAACTTTCGACCGCTGCTCTGGAGGATGTTTTCGGCCGGAATCTTATCCGGAGCGTTACCGCCGCATACATACGGAAGACTGTTCCACGCGGTTTTTCCGTCTCCGACTTTGTGCATGGAGGTATCGGATTCATAGACGGTTTCGCCCTCGAGCAGTACGGGGTTCTTGGCCTTTAGTACGGCCGCCGTGTATGCCGGATTCTGCGTCCGGCCCTTGAGCGTCTTTGCCATTATTGCACGTCGTTATCTGGTTTCTGCCTTTCGGCCATTATCTGCCGGGCAACGGTCTTGCATTGCTCCGCATACTCATAATAGGCCGCGAATTGTTCGGTTTTTATCTTCCGCTGCCGAAGAATCGCCAGCTCGTCATCCACCGAATAGCGTTCCCGAATCCGCTGCTGCACGAGCTGCTCGTAGGTGAGACGAGTCGGGTCGGACTTCGGCTCCCGCAACACGGGCATCCCGTCCTCGTCCCCGACGATTTCCATTCCCCGCGCCTGCCCGTCGAGCAGGCGGCGCCATTTGCCCTCGGTGATTTCGACCGCTCCTTCGACGGGATGGTCGTAAAAACCCTGTTTCCAGTATTTCATTGTGCACAACTGTTTGGTTACTATTCCATGCCCGGTATCGTACATTGCAGGACGAACTCCCCGTCGGGCAGGCCGTCGAGCTTCTTCTTGTCGGCCGCCGACATCAGACCTGCAGCCGACTGGCTGGCGAGGGCCGTCGAAGCCTTGTTGTTCCAGGCCGATTTCTCGGTGTCGCTGACGAAGCGGTGCGAGGCGTCCTCCTGAATCATCGTCGCCGGGTGGCTGGCCGGGTGGACGTAGTTGTTCGCTCCGGTCGCCACGCCGTCGAGCTTCTTCTTGTCTGCCGCGGACATCAGACCCGGTGCGGTCGTGGAGGCCATATTTCCTCCGGGCTTCTCGTTCCATGCCTTCCGCTCGGCGTCTGTGATGAAACGGTGCGTCTCGTCTTGGGCGATCATCGTCGCCGGATGGCTGTCCGGGTGGACGTAGTTGTTCGCACCTGCCGCCACGCCGTCGAGTTTCTGCTTGTCGGCTGCGGACATCAGGCCCGCCGCAGAGGCCGAGGCGGTCGTCTTGTCGGCCTTGCCGCTCCACGCCGATTTCTCCGTGTCCGTCACGAAGCGGTGCGTGGCATCCTCGGAAATCATCGTCGCCGGATGGCTGGCCGGGTGCTGGTAGTTGTTCGCCCCGGCGGCTATGCCCGCCAGCTTCTGCTTGTCAGCCGTGGTGTAGTCCTCGGTCGAAAGACCCTTGCCCGTGACCTTATCGACCTTTTGGCCGAGCTGTTTGGTCACGGTCGCGGCGAAGTTCGGGTCGTTGCCGAGGGCGTCGGCCAGCTCCTTGAGCGTGTCGAGGGCTTCGGGCGAGCCGTTGAGTATCTGTTCGATGGCCTTGTCGACGTACTCCTTGGCCGAGGCGAGGGTCGAAGCATCCCCGGAGGTCATGTCGGAGCGGATCGCCGTCTCGCGGGCCGCGGTGTGGTCCTTCGCCGCCTGGAGCGTCGAGGCGTCGGCCGCCGCGAAGTCCTTGCGGACGGCCGCCTCGCGGTCGTTGGTGTGGCCTTTGGCCGCATTCAGCGTCGCCGTGTCTCCGTCCTGCAGCTCCTTGCGCAGTACGCCCTCGCGTTCGGTGGTGAAGGCCTTGGCCGTGGAGAGCGTCGCAGCGTCCCCCTCGGTCATGTCCTTGCGGATGACCGTCTCGCGGGCTGAGGTGTGGTCCTTCGCCGCCTGGAGCGTCGAGGCATCGGCCGCTGCGAAGTCTTTGCGGATGGCCGCCTCCCTTCCGTCGGTGTACTCGTTCGCCGAGGCAAGCGTCGCGGCGTCTCCGTCCTGCTGCTCCCTGCGCAGCACGCCCTCGCGCTCGGTGGTGAACGCCTTGGCCGAGGAGAGCGTCGCGGCATCGCCGTCGGTCATGTCCTTGCGGATGGCCGTCTCACGGGCCGCGGTATGGTCTTTCGCCGCCTGAAGCGTCGAGGCATCGCCGTCCTGCTGCTCTTTGCGCAGCACGCCCTCGCGTTCGGTGGTGAAGGCCTTGGCCGAGGCGAGCGTCGCAGCGTCGCCCGCAGTCATGTCCTTGCGGATGGCTGCCTCCCTTCCGTCGGTGTAGGTCTTGGCCGACGCGAGGGTCTTCTCGTCGGCCGCCGCGAACTCCTTGCGGATGGCGGCGTCCTCCTCGCGGAGCTGGTCGATGGCTTCGTCGGTCTGTTCGATGTAGTCGGCCAGGTTCTCTTCATCGCGCGTCACGCGCTCTTCGAGCCGCTTGCCGTCGGCGGCCGGATATTTGCCGTTGAGCTGGTCGGTGAGTCCTCCGACCTTATCCATCGAAATCTCGTCCTCGGTCTTGTGCCAGAAGCTGTCGAACAAATCCGAGAACTGCTCGGCCGTGGGGTACATGCCCCTGCCGAACCATTTGCGCAGCATGGCGCGAACTCTGATTGCCATTGTCGTCGTGTTTACTTGGTTCTCATCACATAGGCCAGGGCGTAGTACGGCGGACGGTTCTCGTGGGGACGTCCTCCGCCCGCGGCGTCGGTGCGGCCGCTGCCCGAATTGAGTTCGTTGGCGGAACCTCCGCCCGTGAACCTTCGCCCCCTGTTCACGAGGAACAGCCCGTGGTCGTGCTCGGGCATCTCCTCCACGGAGAGCGTGTGGGTTTTCTCGCCGCCTACGGCTCCGAACTCGTCGTAGTCGCCGTCGATGGGGTTATAACCCACGACGAAGCGGCCGCGCAGATCCGGCAGTCGGAAGTATCCCGCCGTGGTCGAGAGCTTGCGGCCGTTGCAGTCGTAGGCGTTGTTGAACGCCGAACCGATGGCCTTGTACAGGTCGGGATATTCCGACTGCTTGAGCTGCTGCCCTTCGCAGAGGGCGTATCCGTCGGGCACGTCAGTCCCGGCCCAGGTCTCGACCATTCCCAGGGGCGTGCGCTTGACCTCGGCGAGGGCCGTCTTCAGGGCCTCGATCTGCTTGCGGAGCTCCGGCAGCGACTGCGCCTCGGAGAACTCCTCCCACTTGTAATTCTCGGCACCGACGCCCGGAGCGAGCGACCGCGCGACGTATGCCTGCGGGTAGTCGTAGCCGTCGGCCGTGACGGGAATCGTCTCCTGCCGCAGGTACATGCCGCCCGTCGTCGTGCCGCCCTCCCAGTAGAGCACCTCGCCCTCGGGGTGTTCTTTCGTGCGCAGGAAGACGTACCCTTCAGCGCGCTGCGTGCCGCCGCCCGTCGGGATGCAGCCCCACAGGACGGTCTTGTCTCCGGCGAGGTTGCCGAGAATCGACACCACGTGCAGGTTGGTCTGCGCGTAGTCGAGCATCTCGCAGTCGGCCGGGAAGTCTTTGTTGGGTTGCAGGAGAAACCTGCCGAGTATCTGTTTCATCGTCAAATGAAGTTTATCTGATAGCGTTTCGAAGCCAGTTTGTAGGAGTCCACCACGGCCCGTACGCGGTCGGTGTCGATCTCGTCGAGCAGCGCGACGGGGATGTTCACCCAGAAGTCGTAGCCGCTCACGCCGCCGTAGCCGCGGCGGTTCAGCACCACCATGCGCCCCGAGCCGCGGGCCGGGAGACGGACGGCACGCTGCACCTCGCGTCGGTGCAGGACGATGTTGCCGACGTTCGAGACCTCCTCGGTGACGGTGATCCTCCGGTCGATGGGGTCGAACAGGTCGTTCAGCAACCCGCGCAGGTAACACACCTGGCCGTTGTGTTCGAGTCGGTAGTCACTCTCGCGCTTCCAAAGGATGAACCGCGTGTGCAGCCATTGCAGGGGCGACACGGCGGCGTAGGCCAGGGCGGCCAGCAGCGGCCGCCGCCGGAAGGTCGGCAGCAGCAGGAGCGCCAGGCGCTTGAAGTTCACGTCGTAGAGCTTACTCGTTGCCATAGGCTTTCAGGGTCAGTTGTACGTCCTCCATCGTGAAATACCCCGCTGCGGGGACGCAGCGCGCGTCGATGGGCACGACGACCGTCTCGTCCGCGGCGACCCTCGTCGCCCCCTTGAACTCCACGATCCGCACGCCCTCGACCGTCTGGAGCGCATCGACGAGGGCCATGTTGGTATATTCGCCGTTGAAGGGCAGGTTTTCGATATACTCCCGGACGGCCTCGCGGCAGGCAGTCTCGACCGTCTCGGCCACGAGCATCGGGTCGTAGTAGATTTCCACCTGGCACGAGAAGCGGTCGGGGTCGGTGTTCACCAGCGCCGTGCGCACGCCCGCGTCCTTGATCTCGGCGATGTAGGCCGCAAGCTGCGCCTCGGTCTCGGCGTCGAGCCTGCACCGCTTGCCGTCCTTCTCGCCCGCGACCTTGATCGTCAGCAGCGAAGCGTCCTTGTTCTCGGCCGCCACGGCGTGCTTGACCACCCGCGCCGCCGCGATGGCGTCCTCGGTCATCCCCTCGGTGTCGTAGCGGTCCGTGTCCGCAATCAGCGTCTTGCCCTTCATGAACGCAAGTACCTTGTCGCGGTACCACCGCGGACGGTGCGGGATGATCTCCTCGATGCGCGCGTCCACCTCGCCCCCGTACGTGTCGAAGAGCTTCTCCAGCGTCCACGCCGCCACGGCGAAGAGGTAGAACAGGGCATTTTCGACCGACAGGATACCGATATGGCTCGTGAAACTCTCCCCGGGCGTGAACCCGTATATCTTCGCTACCGTTTCATTTCGCATGAAGTCGGCCGCGATGCTCTCCTTGATTTGCTCGATTGTTCTCATTTTACCACGAAGTCTATTTCGATGCCCATGTATCCGATGCCGCCGTAGGGCGCCGCCTCGACCTCCTCGGACGACAGTTCCGTCGCCGGACGGATACCCCGGGCCTCGTATTTCGCCAGCACGTTCTTGTCGGCCGCCGCCACGGTCTCCAGCTCCGCTTCGGCCTCGAGCGGCTCGGAAATGCTTATACCGTTCGCCTCCGCAAGGTCGAACGCTGCTTCCACGCCGCCGCTTGTCTGCAGCGCTATGTCGAGCAGGCTCTGCCTGCTTGAAGGTTTGATCCGCGTCATTCGATCGTTATTCTGCCGTTCTCGATTTCGATGCGCGAGGCGGGCACTCCGCACGCCTGAAGCATGTTTTTCGCATCCGAGCGCCACATCGGGTCCTCGTTCCCGCCGAGCATCTTGAGGGTTTCGGCTCCGAGCAGCGGGAACTCCTTGAACTCCCCGCGCATGGCCCGAAGCACCGCTTCGGCCGTCTGCGCCGTCGTGTCGTCCACGACCAGCGCACCGTCGCGGACCATCAAATCGCCCGTTTCGGGGTCTGTCATTATTCCTCGCATCGCCTCAATGTTTTACCTTCGCGTCCTCGTAGTCCGAAACCCTGACCTCGGGCATGGCCTGAGTGACGGCCGGAACCATGACCGGGGCGGGGTTCGACTGCGCCGCTGCGGTTCCTGTGACGGGAACCCCTCCGGCGGGTATCGTGTGCGTATGGGTGTTGAAAGCCCGGATCAGCTCGTTGAACTTCTCCGTGAGCTGTTCGATTTTCAGCAGTCCCCCGAGCTTCCCGCCGTTGAACAGCACCCCCTCGGGAGTGATTCGGAAGGAGGTGTCGCCGAGGGAGACGTCCACCACCTCGGCGTCCACGGTGATCTGCGTCTTGCCTATCGAGAGCTGGGCCTTGTCGATCTTGTCGCACAGGACCACGGCCGCCACGGCCGGGGAGATGAACGCCACGATGACGTAGCTCCCGACGGCCGGGAAACAGACGACGCCCGTGTCCCCCTCCTGGTTGGCCTGGAGGTTCACGCCCACGAGCGGGGCGCTCTCGTCGAGAGGCGTGCAGTCCACCGTGCGGGCCCTCTCGTCCACGCTGTCCACGGTGCAGAACTTGCAATAGATTTCGACCCCCATCATGGCGAGTCTCCGTATGGCTTCTGCGAGTGTCATTGCATTACTCTTTTGCCGATGGTTATCTCCTGACGGAATCCGTCCGTCCCGTATTTGATTATGTTTTTCTGCACCTGATACACACCGCGGCGTATTCCGTCGATTCGGATGCCTATGTGGTCCAGCTTGTCGATCAGCACGGCCCCGAAGGTCGTGAACGTTCCTTTGAGCCCGTCCTGCTTGAGGCGCCGGAGTTCCTGCTCGGCCCAGGCCCGGAGTTCCTGCTCGTTCTTGTTGTAGGCGTGCAGGGTCCGCTTCTCCCCGTCGGCATCCCCGACGTCTATCCGGACGCGCTTGTTGTTCGGCAGCAGGGATATTGCCCGAACCTTGATCTTGAGATCTTCAGCGTTCTGCACCTCGAGCTGCGTGTCGTCTATAAGGTTCACCCCCGTAGCGAATACCTGGCGGACGGACGCTTCGCGCTCGAACAGTACGCCGCTGTACAACACGGGTTCGCCCTCCTCAAGGCGGAAGAACGACCGGATGCCGCCCTGGTCCTTGAGCTGTCCGAGCAGTTCGGTCACGGTGGACGCCGTCACGCGGAACTGGCCGATGCGCTGCTCCCCGAAGACCCTGAACGGCACGCCGAGGTTCTGGTCGCGGAGAACCTCTTCGACCGTCGCCGACTTGTAGGCGAGCTTGCGGGCCTCTTGCTGCTTGAGGCGGAACATCCGATCCTCGCAATGGATTTCCACCGGGGTCTTCGCACCGATCGTCGTCACGAACCCGCGGAACGCCAGGCTGAGGTCATCGTCGTATCCCAGCCATACGCCGACCTCGTCGCCGCGCTGTACAGGCATGCGCTCCTCGCCCTGCCAGCGCACCTTCCTGGGCAGCGTCATCACGCACAGGTCGGTCAGCGTGTCCATGTCGCGCGTGATTTCCACGCGGGCGACCTTGTCGAAGGTCCAGCGTTTCGTCGCGCTGCGGATTTCTATGCGAGCCGAGAGTTTGAACATGGTTCGAAAGGCGTTCGAAAGGTGTTTAATATTCGGTGCACTTGATCATGTAGTCTTCGTCGGAGAACGCCTGCACGTCGATCCTCTGACGGTTCGACCAGGTCTCCTGCGAGAGCGAGAAGCGCGACACCACGAGGCGCGAGATGCCGAACAGTTCGAAGAAGGTGCTCGACACCTCCACGGCGCGGTCTTCGTCGAGAAACGCCCGGACCTCCCGGATGCCCTCCTCGGGGTATTCGTCCACAATCACGCCGTCGCGCACGGCCACGATACCCACCGAGAGCGACACCGAATAGTCGCCCTGGCAGATGTACTCCTTGATCGTGCCTCGGAGCCCCACGAGCTGCGTGCGGACGATGTGCTTCTCCTGCGAGATGTTCACCGTGGCGTCGTCGATGCGCAGCGTGCGGCCGTCTTCGCGGCGCAGCACGAGCTCCGTAAGCACGTACCGCGAGGCCCAATAGCTGGGGTCGGTAATCGGCACGGAGAGGTCACGGCCCGCGATCTCTCCCCCGTGGCCGTCCCACGAGGGCCGCTCGGCGTTCTTCTGCGACGGGGAGAAGCGACACAGTGCCAGGCGTGCCTGCTGCGCCACGCCTGCCGCCACGAACTCGAAACTTATCGGTTGAAAAGCCATTACCCTGCGAAGTTTATATCGTTCACGGCGTCCGTTACGGCCTGAGCAATCATATCCCTTACCCGTCCGACGTCCTCGCGCAGATTCGTCGTGTGTATCTCGAAGCGGTCGATAATCTTGTCGATGCGCACGGAGATGTTGCGGATTTTGTCGGCCTTCGGCGCTGCGGCCGCTACGGAAGCCCCGGATGTCTGCAGGCCCGCCGCAAGCGGATCGGGCGTCGGCGTCGGCAGCACACCGCCCGGGGACGCCTCCCCGGCGGACGCCTTTTCTTTGGCTGCGGCTTCGGCCTTCGAGCGGGCGATCTCCTCGTCGTAGGCTTTGGTGAAGGCCGAGCCGACCTCGGCCCCGAACTGGGAGAATCCGCCCTTCATGCGCTGAATTGCCTCCCGGATGCCCTTGCCGTCGAACTTGAACGCCGCGACGATCAGGTCGCCGATTCCTCCGAAGACGTTTTTCGCAAGGTCCCAAATACCCGAGAACACGGCTTTGAACGAGGCCCACAGTCCTTTGAGCGTCGCGCGGAACTTGACCGACGTATTCCAAAAGTAGATTCCGAGAGCAGCCAGCGCCGCAATCCAGCCGACGATAGGGATGCTCATGATCGCGGCGCTTACGGCCCTGCAGGCGGTCACGGCCGCCAGCTTGAACGTTGCGAACCCTGCGGAGGCGATCCCTGCGAATGTCGCCGAGGCCGTACCTCCCGTGACGAGGGAGAGGACGAAGGCTCCGAGGGCCTTGATTCCCGACCACAGCCCGACGGTAGCGAACCGCACCGCGGCGACGGTGGCCTGGAGGATGTTCCTCCCGAATCCCAGCGCCTGCACCTTACCGATGCTCAGGTAGCCGTTGTACATCCGCAGCGAGAGGATCGCACCGCTCATGGCTCCGACCGTACTGCGCCACATCGAGGCGAAATTCAGCGTCCGGATGAAGGCGATGCCCTTGCCGATGCCGATGAGCAGCGGCGTCATCTGCGCCAGCGGCACGAGCGAGCTGACGACGACCTCGACCCAGATGCCCCAGTCACCCGAGGCGTTGAAGAGCGAGATTTTCAGGTCGTCGAACCGTGCCCGAACCCTCGAGAGCCGTTCGTTGTAGCTCTCCATGATGATCCCGGCCTGCTCGACGGCGGTATTCGTTCCGGTGATGGCTCCTTCGTAGCGGCGGATTTCGTCGATGCCCTGCACGAGGGCCATCGCCGCGTTGCTGTTCTCCATGCCGAAGAGCTGGGAGAAGAGCGCCGAATCCTTGAGGACGGCCTTCAGCGGCTCGAGGCGCTCGGCCAGTGTCCGCGTCTTGTCCGTCAGTAGCCCGACGTCCACCCCCGCGGCCTGCAGCTCTTCGAGCGTCTCCTTCGGAAGGAACCGCCCGCGGCTCAGGATCATCATGACGTTGCGCAGCGCAACGCCGCCCTCGGCGCCTTTCTTTCCGGCCTTGTCGAGCACCTGGATCGCAGCGTTGGTCTCCTCGAACGACACTCCGGCACCTTTGGCCGCCATGCCGCATTGCTCGAGGGCCACCTTGATGGCCGGGAGCTCGGCGGAACCCTCCTTGCCCGCGGCGGCCATGACGTTCATCATCCCGGCCATGCGGCGTGCCGCCTCCATCGGGTCGGCCAGCGAGACGCCGTACTGGTTCATCGCCGTGGTCAGCACCTCGGCGGCGGCCGTGGCGTCGCCGCCCATCGTCTTGCTCAGGATGGCGATGTTGTCGCCCATCGCGCGGAGCGCATCGGGGTATTTCGCCAGCTCGGGCGAGAGTTGCGAGAGCAGCAGCTTGTACGATTCGACCGATTGCGCCGCCGACCCTCCGAAGGTCTTGGCCGTCTCGCGGGCATACCCCTCGATCCGGCGGAGGCTTTCGCCCGTTTCGCCCGAAATGGCCGAGAGGTCGGCCAGCGAGGCGTTGAGCGCGGCGCCCGGCTGCAGGGTCTCCTGCATCGTGCGGCCCACGCCTTCGACGTACTGCGTGAACTGATTCAACGCGAGCAACTTGCCTTCGAAGCTGTCCCACAGCCCCACGGACTTGCGGATGTTGTCGTTGAGCTTCTCCACGTTCTGGGAGATGCCCTGCACGACGACATCGCAGTTGCCCGTGATGTTGAAGGAGTAGTTGAAGGAATAGCTGCTCATCGTTTACCCGTCTCCTCGTCCGAGGAGAATAGACGTCCTAAAAGTTCTGCGAGGTTGCGCAGCCGTCGGTGCTCCAGCCATACGGCCTGCTGGTACAATGCGGCCCACTCGTCGCAGGAAAGCGTGCCGGGGTCGATATGAAACGCGGCCCGGATCAGGGCGCACCCCTTCGCGATGGACTGCTCGTCGTCATCGTCCGAAAGGGCGTGCGCCCCTACAAGTTTTTTACCTCCGTATGGCAGGCGGCGAACAGGTTGCCCAGCGCCCCGAGTGCCGAGGTTTTCAGGATCGCATCGTTTTGGACGAGCGGGCTACCGCCGAGCCAGCAGTTCTTGAACATCACCTCGGCGCCCTTGAGTTCATCCTGTCGGCTCACGGCGCTGACGGCCGACATGGTGTCCATCGACGGACGATGGAAATAGCCGATGTGGTGTTCTCCGGCCATGTCGTCGTAGATGTCTACGGCCACGACGCGGCCGTGGGCCTGTCTCCATGCCTGGAGAACCTCGTCCTTGACGCCTCCGTCGAAAACGGGATATGCGGCACGCTGTGCGGCCAGCTCCTTCTGCTGCTTGTTTTCCATATAAGAATCGGTTTTTGTGGGTTATACTTTCGGCTGGCCCCACTCGATATGCGAGGGGATCAGCGTGAGTTCGATCTGCTGGTTCAGGTCGCCCTCCTTCCAGTCCACCTTGTTCTCGGTGAACTGGCAGTTGCGGATTTTGTCCGTCGAGATGATGCCGCTCTCGGGCAGGTACGACACCGTGATGTCGAAAGGCGCGATGTCCTGCAGGCGGCCGTTCGGCGCCTGCCGCTGCAGGGCCACGACCTCACTCTTGTAGAGGGTGATCGACGCCGAGGGCGTGATGCGCCCTTTCGAGCGGGACACCGGATGCCGTCCGGCGCCGTAGTTGTTCTGCACGTCCTGGCTGTCGCCGTACTTGATCGCCGTGATGCCGACGAACGGCACGCCGTTGGCCGCAGCGACGATGTCGCCCCAACTGTATTCTACGCCGTTAATCAGCGGAATAGAGGTTGTAACGCTCATTGTATTCTGGTTTTGGCTGTTAGACACTCTCGGCATAGCCGATCTTTATCCGGATACGGCGCACGACGCCGACGCCGACCGGACGGATGACGATCTCGATTTCGGAGGTGGCGAGCACGTTCTGGTCCGGGTCGATCTCGACGACATAGCCGCTCAGCTCGCCCGCCTTCTCCATCTCCTCGAGAGCCTTCTGCGCCGTGGTCTGCAGGAACTCCACGCTGTGCGTCTGGAGCTTCCCCGTCGATTTGTCTATATAGACGTTTCCGCCCAGCTTCGGCAGCAGGTAGGTGCGGATGCCCCGCACGGCCTTGTCCATCGTGCGGACGTTCTCGATGTAGGCGTAGTCGCTCGTGGCGTCGTCCATCGTGTGCGAATCGTTCAGGAAAGAGCCCGACAGTCCGGAGTAGGTCACGAAGAACAGGTAGCGGGCCGTATCGAGCGATTCGACCACGGCGCGGTCGAGGGCCGTGAGCAGCGTGCCGTCTCCGAAGGCAGGGACGTCGATGCCCGTGGGGAACTTCTCGATCCACGCGGGGGATTCCTGCACGGAGGCGCTGGAGACGATGCCGAGCAGGACGCCCAGCCCCGAGACAGAGGCTTTCGACGTCGCATTGTCTTCGTCCGCATAGAGCGCCGCGCCCGTGGAGCTCCCGGCCTGGCCGATGATGACCGACACGCGCTCCTTGTCCCCGGCGGCATCCGTCGGCAGGGAGGCGACGGCCGCGACTTTCGGGGCGTAGAGGATACTCAGCGGCATGTCCTGCCCCTCGAGCGTCGCGGCGACACCCTGCAGGGCCGTGAGGTTCTCCTTCGAGAACGCCACGTCGCCCTCCCAAATGCCGAGTTGTCGGAGGCGGCCTCCGGCGAAGTTCTGCATCTTCTTCACGTCGGCATAGGTGTTGGCGCCTTCGGCTTTCGGGAAGATGCCCACATAGAGGCTGATGCCCGGGTTGAGCCGGAATATTTCCGAGAGCTGGTAGTGCATGAGACGGATGATCCACTCGTCGAGTTCGGCGGTGATCCCGAGCTTCTCGGCAGTCTCGATCTGCGAGATGGCCTTGATACGCTCCGTCTCGGAGAATCCCGACGGCAGCGTGTCCGTGTAGAACATGATCCCCGAGATATGGTCTTCGCCCGCCAGCTTGCGGGGGATGTTGCCGTTCGTGCGTTCGAATGTTAAGGACTGCATCAGGCTTTGAGGTTTTGATTGGTTACTTCGACGACGGCCGTGTCCTTGAGTGTGCGGCCGTAGTTTACGGCATCCGAGCGGTTGAAGAAGGCCGTGCCGTCCGAGGCCACATGTACGGTCTTGCGGTCGGGGTAGCTGCGGAACACTTCGCGGGCGACGCGCTGCGCGGCGCTCTCACGAGCCGTCGCGGGAGTTTTGGCCGCACTCCTCGGGCCTTTCGGGGCGCCCTTCGAAGGTGCTGCAGGTTTCCCGGCCGGGGTCTTGCCGGAGGCATCCGACGCTTCGGGATTCGAAGGCGCCGGAGCTGCGGCCGTCTTATCGGCGGCATCGTCGGCGGGCTTCACCCCGGGTTCCGGGGCCGGAGCTTCGGGGTCAGTCTCTGCAGGAGCCGCTGCCGCGGCCTCCACTGCGGCCTGGAGGGCCTGTGCCATGTCCTGCGACGTCACGGCCGCTGCGGAGGTGGTATTTTTCTTTTGTGCCATGTCTGAAATGTTTAGCGTTTCTTGAAAAATCGGTAAGAGCCATAGGCCACGGCCAGCAGTCCGGCGATGCACAGGGCGTGCTGCCACCAGGTGAGGCCGCGACGCCGGGCCGTCGTGAGGTCTGTTTCGGACACCTCCTGCCGGGAGGTGTTACCCTCCGTCCGGAGCTGCTGCCCGGTATGGCCGCCGCCGAGGATCGTGTCGGAGCGGATTCGCCGCTCGGTCTGTCG